GGTAGGCTTAACAGGTAGCACAGGCCCAACCGGCCCTATCGGTAGTACTGGTATTCAAGGTAGTACAGGTGCTACAGGACCAATTGGTGACAGATATTCTACAGTAAGTTCATCAGTTTTGACGATTGGCACAGGAAGTGTTTCATTAACTGTAGGTACAGGTTTAGCATATACTATTGAACAAGATATTGTTATAGCAAATGCTGCCGGCAAGACCATGAACGGTAACATTACTGCTTATAACTCTGGTACTGGTTTACTAACAGTTAATGTTATAGGAACAGCAGGTAGTGGCACATATGCATCTTGGACAGTTAACCTAGATGGCGCAGTAGGCACACCAGGTGCTACTGGCGCATCAGGTCCAACAGGTGCTACTGGTCCAGTAGGTCAAACTTTTGTACACACACAATCTTCACCGTCAACTACTTGGACTGTTACACACAACTTAAATAATCCATATTTAAACGTTGAACCAATTGATGGAAGCGGTAATAGTTTTGTCGGTAGATATGACTATCCTATTGTAAACTTTACAAATGCCAATGCTATTACTCTAACATTTAGTTCAGCAGCAACAGGTTATGTTGCCGTAACAACAGGTGGGCAGACAGGAAGTAGCGGTGCAACAGGTCCAGTAGGTAGCACAGGTCTAACAGGCACAACTGGTGCAACTGGTCAAACTGGACAAACAGGTAGTACAGGTGCTACTGGCCCATATGGATATACAGGTGCTACAGGTGCTACTGGCCCAAGTGGTGGCCCAACAGGTGCTACAGGTGCAACTGGACCTGCAGCAAATAATATTCTAACGACTACTACAAGTGCCTCATTAGGTGCTGCAGGTAACGCTATTAACACTACAGGTAAGGTTCTCGGATTAATGGTGTTTAATACTACAAATAATTTAATTTATGTAGCAGGGGGTTCAGCCTCAACATCATCTTGGTACCCTTCTGATGGCAGTAGTGCAATTACACCAGTTTAATAGGATTAGAAAATGTCTTATAAAGCAGATTTAGCAGAATACTATGCCGCAGACAAAATATATATTCCTGGCACAGTATTAGAATTTGGTGGTGAACAAGAAGTTACACTTGCAGGTATAGAAAGTAATAAGATTGCTGGGGTAGTAAGTAGCGAACCTGCATATGTTATGAATGGCAACATACAAGCCGAACATCCTGTCATACTAGCATTGATAGGTCGTGTACCAGTCAAAGTTATTGGCTATGTAAGTAAAGGGGACATGCTTGTAAGTGCAGGTAATGGATTAGCAAAATCAAATATACTAACACCTAAGATTGGATCTGTAATTGGCAAAGCAATTCAAAATAAATGGACTGAGGGTGAAGGCGTTGTAGAAGTATTGGTAGGTAGAATATAATGGCAACAATCACAATCACAGTTCAGAGTTTGCTTAATGCCGCACAGTTTGATAGTTATACACTAAGTGATGGCATTACAGTAGCAACATTAAAGACTACCATTGATGCCGCAACTGGCACAGATTCAAGTTGGTATAACGTAAACTTTAATGAACAAGTATTAGTTGATACCAACACATTAGCAAGTTATGGCATAGTCAATGGATCTATTTTAGGTACAGGTAATTTGATTGCTAGATTACCTACACTACAAGATAGACAATTAGCAAAGTTAGATTTAGCCTCATTAGATAGAGCAGCAGCAGGCAATCCTTGGGACACATACGATATCACAGAATTACCAAGTCAATATATAGGCAATATTTCAACACCTAATCCACATCCTACAGGCTTAATTGAAGGCAGACCTTGGGCTCCATAATAGTAGCGTAATATAATAGCATTTTTTGATAAATATAATATGTCCAAGACGTTGTTGTTTTGGATTTATGCGGTCCCCGCCGCGTATCGGCTAGAACCCGACATTATAGGAGAAAAACAATGGGTCGTCCACTTAAAATCGCAAAAGCACAAGCAGTTGTCACATTAACTGCTACAAACGGAACTACTGAAGTAGTTACAACAAACGCAAACTTTACTAACCTAGGCATTATTGCTGGTATGCCATTCATTCCAGCAAGTAGCGTAGGTAATCTAGTAGCCGGTACAACATACTGGATTCTAGAAGTATTGAACGCAGGAAACAATAGCACTTTCACAGTTTCAGAAACACAGTTGTCAGCAAACCCAACATACACTAAGTTCAACTTAGGTACTACTGCTGCACAATCTGTGGCACTATCAGTTGGTGTTGTTGATGCATATTTCAACAATCCAAACGGTGGCGCAGGCTATCCAGCAACAAACGCAAACACTTACTCAGTAGTTGGTGGTAATACAGCAATCTATGGTAGTCAAGTTCTTTGCCAAGTTGCATTAGGTGTAGCAGGCACAGGCACACTAGTTGTAGAAAATGGTAACACCACTGTAACAGGTACTTCAACTATATTCTCAACTGAATTATCAGCAGGATCAGTATTAACTACTAGTGAAGGCGTTTTGATTGGGTTTGTTGACTCAATCACTAGCAATACTGAACTAGAGTTAGATAGTGCTGCAACTGAAGATTATACAGATATTAGTTTCGTTTACGCAGATAACGAAGCAGGTTATATCGTTCGTCAGAAGGGTAAGCAAAAGTATCTAGTTCAAGGTACAACTTCAGGTCTAGTAGGTGCATGTTATACAGCAAATTTAGCAAACGCAGCATTGTTACCAAACACAATGTCAATCATTGCTACATATGCTAACGCAGCAACTACATTGGTACAATCACTAAGCGATCATACTGTTGAAATCTTTACAGCAACATCTGGCGAGACAGCATTGCCAAATGAAACTGCAAATATCAATAACAGTAGCCCAGCATTTGGCACATTTAATACTGCCTATGCTGCCGACACTTATGGTGGTCAGCCATACCCAATCGTAACAATCAACCAGGCTTGATAAGGAAACACAGAGATGCCAGCATCAGCACGTTTATCTAAAATTAAGCAGGCCGAAACTGACATCGCCGTGCTACAAGTCCAAGTTACTAACCTCGACGAGAAAGTCGAAGAGGTTAAAGTTGATATTAGAGATTTGAGACATGCAATAGAGAAGGGGTCTGAAGATACTTTAAATCAAATTAAAGAACTTCAGGCCTCTAACTCTGACAGTCATGAAAAACTAGCAGAAAGAGTTGCTGCGTTAGATAAATTGCGTTGGATGTTATTAGGCGCCGCCGCAGTAGGTGGTGCTATGGGTTATGAAACATTTCAAATGCTCATAACTAATTTTTTTCAATAAGTAAATTTAATTTTTCTTGAACAACATCAATATTCACAGTGCTGAATAATCCTGGGTGTAATGGACGTGGATATTGCCCATCTCCGACCCAAGCATAACCACTATGCTCTTCATTTAATAATGGTTTAAATTCTTCATTAACTGCGCAAAAGAAAGTATGGTATGTAAAATTTCCATTCACAAATTTTTGTATTGGAATAAGTTTTGCATTAGTTGGCCAATAACTAGTTTCTTCTAAACACTCGCGTTTAAGTCCCTCTAGTAGTGTTTCATCTCCATTGATCTTACCACCTGGAATACTCCAAACGTAATTTTTATCATCATTTCTAAAAAGATATAAGAAACGTTTTGTTGAAGTGCAATAATAGAAAACACCGCAGGCTGTATTATAACTCATATAACTATGCTGTAGTCCCCTGCTTCATACCAACCTTCATAACTCTTCATCCATTGACCTTCTTCTTGTACATATCTATATTGTACATTATTTGCAAGGTTTGTTACATACTCAACATCACCGTCTGGTAATTCACTTGCATCGAAAGCAACTTCCCAACTCATGGTACCTGCGTTAAATTGAATTATATCATTAGCATTAGCCACTAGGCTTCCCCAAGTAGTTGTAGTCGTATCTTCATTTCCAATATCTTCTACTATCAAATATCTACGGCCATTAACTGGTCCAGGCAATCCTGCATTAGGACCGACTACTAATGGATTAATAACTCCGTTAACTGCTGCCAATGTATTCTGTGGTAGTGTATCACTATCTACTTGATATATTAATATTCTATCGTCTAAGGGATCGGGTACTATAGTACCTACGATTTCATTATCCATATATGGATTTTGTAACCATATTTGACTTATACCTGGTTTCCATTTACCGTATACGTTTAATAATGCTGTCCAATATAAATCAGTGTTTGGTGGTGGGGGCATTTCAAAAGTATCATTACTTGGGTAGAATGGTTCATCCTGTGGAATTAGTTGTAGTGTACCACCTTGATATAATACCTTATATCCATACGGTGTAATCTTTTGTCTTGTGCCTAGTAGCAGATCATCGTCCTGTATATCTAATAATGATTTGCCTTTGAATATACTTGCAATAACTTTGTTGATGACACCCATCTTCTTGAGTTTGCTACTAGTGCTTATCCATATAGGCATATAGAATTTCCAACTCATCACATCGATTGGATTACCTGTACCTACTGGAATGCTACGTGAACTAAATGTCAATCCATCTTGGAATACAACACTTAATGAAGTCCAATCAATAAAGTTATCTGTGCTTTGTATTTCTAATGCAGGATTAAACAACGTACCTAATTGTTCAATCAACTGCAATTTTTGATTGTAATTTGTAGTCCAAAAATCTACTTGAACACGTAATGTGTATGGCACAGGCATCAAGCGTTCTACTGTAAATGCCTGACCTTGCGTTGTTTCATAATTTTCTGTATCTTTATTATAAGCACGTTGACGTACATTAATTCTATCTACGAAAGTAGGATCTTGTGTGCGGCGCTGATCATATTCAAGACCAGTAATATAATACGTAATTAGTGGTGCGCTTGGTAAATTACTTGCGCTATTTTTTGCTATAATTGTGCTTGCTTGTCTACTCTGATCACCATACATAATAGGCACGCGAACTAATATATCGTTACCATTGGGATCCTTACCCTTAGTCACATACCAGTTACTAAAGATTTTAGCAAATTGCAATAAGAATCTGCGTATCTGATTATCGTAAAAAAATTGTGCCATACTTTACTCTATAGGTGGTATGGGCGGCTCTGGTAAGTCTAATATTTGACTTAATGGTTGTGCCTCAGGTACCAACTCTTGTTGATTATTTAAGTATATTTCACCTTCATTATTAATAAAGCCTGAAATTTGTGATCTATCGCTGGCTGTAAAGCCTGTGTCTGTTCTTACGTTAGCACTAATTCTTACCCATAATTGACCATCCCATCTAAACAATAATTGTGGGAAGTAATCTATGCGTAAGAAATAATCGCCAACTTGAGGATTTTGTGGAAACGAAATACCTGCACCTGTTGGTTCACCGTTAGGGGCTTCGCCGGTACCATCAAGATAACCTGTTGTATATCCAAATGTTCTTGGACTTGCTCTCATAATATATTGGAAAGCAGGATCGCAGTCTGCACGATAGTCCATAGTTTGTGGACCATATGGTTCTGTACCAGTAAAGTTTGGTGCTACTGGATCTTGATCTGCGGTAGCATATGTATTGTCTGCTGTACCATATGGACCTGTTACAGGGCCCATAGGTGCTATGGTTAACATTTTATTCTTTTCTACTTGTCTTGAAGTGCCCACATCTTCAAGTGCAGGGGGTACATACTCACGTACTTGTAAACTTGCAGGATTACCTACACGAATTTTATCAACACTATCAGCAGTTAAATTCCAAATATTTTTTACAGTGCTTTTTGGTATTCGCAATCCTATGCTCTTTGTCTTATACTTAGGATTACTTATATACAATATAGTGCCTGTCGATGCTACATTGGGTGGACCGTCACTTGCCTGTATTACACCAGCAGGCGGAGCTGGTTGATCAAACTTATTAGACTTGACACCATTGGCTTCAAATACTCCATACGTAGGTACAATATAAAGTTTACTGCGGTCATAACCTGCGTTAGGTAGAATACGTTTTGCTTCTTCTAATTGAGCATTATTAATTTCAATATTTCTGTTGTAAGTAGCAAGTATATCTTTTAAGTTTTGTCCTGTATCTAATTGCCAGTATGTTGCATTAGGTGGACTGATGCCTGCAGGCACATCTGTAATGCTTATGTAATTCTTATCACCATAACTAATGACGTAACCAGGAGGATAAGTTTTGTTTTTATCCCAATCACCTAGATAGTTATCTTTATTGATTGGTTCTTTGAGTATGTTGCTAAACTCTTGGCTATCAACCATTGGTTCGCATTTGATGCGCCATAGATGTGGATACCAAGTTTGACTAAATCCTTCACTTGCAAAGTTTGCATCTGTAATTTGATAGAAACGTTTTAGTGCAACTGGTATGGTTTCTTTCAATGGGTTATAATCAAGCAAGTGCGGTAGTTCAAGAACGTCGCCCACCATAAGTTTTCGTCCAACGATATCGATCATATCGTTGTAGTGAACGGTTATGAAAATTATGTCATTATTCAAGAATAAGCCAAATTGGCTTAGATCGAAATCAAGGTTCTGTACATTATAATGACCACGCAAACGATAAATGTCAGGATCGTACTTACGATCACGATTTTCTAAAAATAGTAAATCTTGTATTTGATTTGGATCTGGGCTTACATATTGTGGTTGAGTAAAGTCAACACTTGGTGTCTGTGCGTCAGGACCCAAATACTTGTGAATATATAAATCTGTGCCACCAACTGTTAGCATTTCGGATATCGTTCTATCCATAAATCTGTAGTCGTTTTGTTTAGTAGGGGTATATAAGGACAGTTTAGGCATATAGTATTTAGTTTAAAATCAAGCACTTACATAGGCTTGACTCTATTTTAATAAGGCATTATAATATATAAGTTAATCTGTACTTACGGAGTTGTTATGGTAAAGCACAAAGTAGAAATCAGAGAGTTGAAGCCCAAAGACTTTGACTTGAAGCATATCGGTCCTGAGCCCACTTTCAACCCTGATATGGTGGTGACGGATTGGGATCTTGCTAGGGCGTTCAATTGGTATAATCACTTTTACGATAACAAGGACGCTAAAGAATTCATCGCCCAATATCTAGATGTTGCGGGCAAACAACAAGTTGCTAAAAGCATACGCCGTGTCAATGAT